TTACAACACCGCGTGTTAAACCAGCTGGAGCAAACCAAGGATAAGCAACTTGGTCATTGTATGCCATTGTACGCAATACGATATGACCTGCTGGAACAACTACATCGTTACCTTCTAAGTCAGTAGCAAGACCACTTGGGTAGTATGCTGCCGCTGTGTTAGTTGCTGTAATTAAACCATCTTCGCCGTTTGATGTTGCATTTGAACCTGTCATCCAATTAATTAATGTTTGACCTTGTGGGGCTAAACGCATAGGAGTGTCAACAACAATGAATGCTGTTTCTTTACGATCTGTGTTTAATGTAACCATTTCATCTAACAGTTCTGGATAACCAGGTGCCGCTAATAATGTGAAATATGTCATTTCTTCACGGATTGTATCGTTGTCTGATACTACCGCTTGCATTGCTCTAACTACAGATTGTCTTTGTGCTTTACGCAACATAAATGGAGTACCATTAGCTCTGTTACCGCTAAATGTGCTCCAAACACCAGTTGCGGAACTATACTGTTTTACATTACCTGTAGAAACAATAGCGTTCCAACACATCATGCCATTTGGATGTAATGCTGGATCTGGTGCTTCGTCATCAACTAAAGTAGCTACGCCACCATCACTGCTATCACTAGCAGTTGATGTTAGATCAGCAAATACAACACCATTAGGAGTTGTTTGATCTGTTGTATCCCTAGCAATCCAATCACTGCCATCATATACATAAATTGCAGGATAATTTTCTAAGTCACTACTGTCAATCCAGATGTCGTTTGTACTTGGACTTGATGGAGATGAAGCGTCGATTGTAACATCACCGCTAACTGGTTCCCAACCGCCATTGGCTTTGATATATAAGTCAGCTAACAACGCAGAGTTATACCATAATGTGCCATTAGCCGGAGTACCTGTTGGTGCTGTTTCGCTGGCTTGTTCGCCTACTGATTCCCAAGCGGAACCATTGTATACTTTAAGTTCGATGTTAGCAACTCCAGAAGTAGTTTGAGCAAATACTTTACCTGCTGTTAACAAACTTCCAAAACCTGCTGTGGCCGCTGATTCAGATGCATATACCGGAACAGTTTGTGTAGCCCATGGGCTTAAACTTGGTAGTAACGCAGAGTTATATTTTTTAACAGTAACTTTTAAACCACTGTTTGGACTTGTAGTCTTAAACCAAACATCACCGATTGCTGTTGCTGTTGGAATGTTATAGTGTTCTGCTACAAAAACTGTACCTGCTAAGGCTGCAGATGAACAAACTGACCAAGCGCCTGATACTTTTTTGTATACTTGATAGCTCGACACCACTGAAGTTGCTACAACTGCATAGTCACCATTGCTACCAAATGAAGCGTCTGGTGCAACACCATCACCATCAGCAGTATCTGCTGTATCAGTAATAATGCTAGGAGTTTTTGCAACCCAGTTACTTGTACCTATTGCTGTGGATTCAAAAATACCCCAAGTGGTACTAGCTAAGTCTAACCAATATGTACCATTTGTCGGAGCACCGGCTGGTTCAGAAATACTTGGTTCTAATTGAGCTAAATCTAAATCTGCTCTTAAAACATACGCACGATTTGCTAGGCCTAAGAAACTATAAGCTGCCATTAAACCATATTCGTTTGTTTCTGCACCATGAACTGGAGTACCGTCAATTACTTTAAATTGAGGTTGACCGAATTGTTCTACTAGTTCTCGTTGACTAGTTAATAAGTAAGGCTTACCTGCGTTCACAGGTTGTGTACCTGTTGCGTAGCCAGTGCCACTTACATTTGTTTTGTTTGATTCTGTTGCTAAAATAATTAGTGGAACTGTGCCTTGACCAGCTGAGCCATATTGGCTTTCGTCTGTAACACTAACCGCAACGCCTGGGGATACTAATGTAGCCATGTTGTTCTCCTTATGAGTTAATGTTATTTATACTGTTTCGGAGAAAACAGGCTATTTAGCGGAATTCACATTTTCACTGTTTCCGGATGCACCACTGTTTCTACTTGATTAAACAAAGAATCTAAGGTAGAGTTGTTATCTAATATATAATCAAACTTAGTTCCTACCCACGCTGTTTCGCTGGCATGAACTCCTAATGCTTTGAGCTTTTCAGTGGCAAATATATCTCCATCATTTGCCTTGGCAGCCATAATATGCCAGCTAGGCAATTCTCCGCGGTTAACACAAACAATAATGCCGCTGGCATTTTTAATACTGGCTATTTCGTTAGGGAATCTACAATCGCTGATAACAATGTTATCTTTACTTCTACGTAGTTTGTTTTCTACACTGGCAATCCAGATGTCATCATGAAAGCCTCGTCTGCACACTTCTGTACCCCATTGCTGTAATACCCATCTAGGAGTTAACGTGGGTATACCTAAACGTTCTGCCCACCAGGGATCGACTTGTTCACGCCACTCTCTAGCTTCTTTAGTGCGACCTTCAAGCATAACTCTATCCCAGCCAAAGACTGCGGCTACTGCATCTTTTAATGTGTTAGCAAAACTCTCACGACGGAAGCCGTGTACGTTTACTAGATAGTCTGCAATGGTATCTTTACCACTGCCAATAAAACCACATACGCCGATAATCATTTTAATGTCTCCTCTAGCCATAGTTTACATTCAGGCCACTGTTTGTAGATATGTGCCATACCGCCAGCACTACGCCATTCACTACAATTACTTGTTCTATCGTCAATAAGGATATCACCTTCTCGACAGTGACGCCATTTGTCGTGACTAAATGGTCCAAAGAATACTGTGATATCAGGATAGCGTTCGTGTGCCCACCATACTTTATCACTGGCGGCATAAGGCATTGTGTAATCGTGAGGAAGTGCTGTTAAGAAGAATAAACCACAATTTGTTTTTTCTTTATAGTCTCTGCACCATTGTACTAGTTCATCGGCGCCTGCTTTTTTAGGCAAGTCCCTATAGAAACGTTGTTTTGTTTGAAGTTTTTTCCAGTCACTGTCTGGAATACGTTCGCCATAATTCCAGTCACGTTTGACCATTTCTCTAGCAGTTGCCATCCAATCTGCTACTACATCATCCATGTCTAAATATATATTCATAGTGCTAGTATATAGCAAGAGACTCTATTTGTCAATGATATTTTACTTTTTAGGTGTGGGATTTTCACCAGTTAATTTTGGTCTGGCAAACCATAACTTAAACCATTCGTCGGTGCCTGGACGAATATTATTCTTACGCATATATTCGCCTTTGTCCGTACCAATCTCGCCGGTGATAGGACTTTCTGCATTCTTATCGATGCCAGCAAGTTTGCGTAGTTTATCTGCTTCGTTCATTTTTCAATGTAGATTTTATCGCCGACGATTGTACCGGTATATTTTCCTGTACTTCTAATTCCTAATTGAGGCATGGGAATCATTATTCGTTGAGAGTTAGGAGAAAATCTAGGGCGTATTTCATCTTTATTATACATCACCGTTTGATAATTATTACCTTTATAAGAAATAGTGTAAGTGCCATCTTCATTTCTTGATGCAGAATCAGACATATCTATACTAGCAACACTAGCAGTAGTCTGGCCTGGCTGACCAAATACTTTTGGATGATCAACCATTGGATTGCTTTGAGCTCCTAATGCGGCGGCACTTAATGCGCCTGCGGCTGCTAGTTTTTTCCAATCTAATTCATTAAGCTGTGATTCATTGACAATTTCATTTATTCGCATATTTTTATCCTATAATAAAGCCCATTGGATCACTGCCGTCTACATACAATTCCAAATCTCTATCTAACTTTTCAATCTCTGCTTGTGCTTCTGATTTTAAGTTATCGCCATTTAAACTTGTTCCACCTTGTGGTCCAGCAATGGTACTAAACTTACTACGTGCTTCGCCTAATATAAACTTAGCCTGTGCCATAGCATAGTCTTTGATCCATGGACCGCAATAAACATCATTTAGTAATTCATCATCGGCTTTTTCGACGAATGCCCAAAGATATACTTCATCATCTGCTCTAAACTTACGATGTATGAATAATGTGCGATCACCTGGATTAAATGTAAAAGTGCAGTATGCTCCGAACATACGTGCTAAAAGTTCTCTACGATCCGCATATAGTT